GTAGAAGATGTAGAAGCAACTCAGCTCAGGAATGAACTATTAATAAAAGCCGCAGCAAAAACGGTCGATGAATCAAAAACCGACGATAATGCAACCGCCTAATTACGAATAGAAATGTCGAGAAAAATTGAAACTGAAATTAAAAAGGATATAATGTAACAACCTTATATCTTTGCATGGATGGAGCCGTTTGTCTTAACACCCCTTTCAAAAACCGAATATCAAAAACCAGAATGTTTATTTACTCCATATAAACCATATAAACCGTCGGCTCCCTATAAAAAAATGTCGACATTTAGTCAAATATTACATAAACAGAATGCGGATTCAAATGAATTATATAGTTTCAATATGGAAAATGACAACTCCAATCTATTCGAATTCTATAGGCTAGCTTTCTCTAAAGAATTCAATACTTCGAACATCTTAGCTACAACTGTCAAAATGTATACGTTCCATTTAACGGCTAATAATCCTACAAATAACATTAAAAAAAAATTCTCTCTACTTAATGATATATTTATAAACAAGTTTCTAAATGACGAGACAAAGGCAGTCATATTAGACAAATTTAGTAAGACCCAGCGTGTTTATCAAAATTTGTGTCGTCTAGCTTATAGATATAAATGGAATAAAGCGTCTATTAAAATTCAAAGCGACCTATGTATGGAACCTATTTCTCCAAGACAAAGAAACGTTATTACCATTCTACATAGCGACCAGAAATATCTCTTTACTATTGCCGACCTATTGAGGATAATCGAATCTTCGCTAAGCAATTCGCCATATTTCTTCGCCGAGCCACTCTCGATTAAAAATCCATATACGAATTTGCCCTTTCAAAAATCGCAACTATATAATATTTACTTCTTTATGAGAGAGCGAATTTTAACGATACCTCCATTATTTCAAGCGTATTTTATGTGTAACTTTCATTTGAAAACATTTCGCGATGAAAATGGACTATTAATCCAAAAATACAACATCAAACAACACGTTAAAAATGCGGATGTAGACCTCTTATATGAAGATGCGTTAAATATGATAACCGCAATTAAATATCGGGGTGCGATCACTTTTGACGACGATTTTCCCAAAGAACGGTTGGTTGAAATTATGCGACCTTATCTAGAGTTGTTCTATACTTATACGTTAACGGTTGATATGTCGGAAAGAAATAGGACGAAAACAGAACTAAGCAACAGACTATCCGCATTTTATAGATATAATTATTTGTTTGGGAGAAAATTTATAAAGACGCATAAAAGTGCGTCGGGCAAGACAAAGAGAATTATTACATTTAATGATTCCCATATACCTTATGCTAAAACGCCGAGGTTTAAGAACTATGAAACCTCGCATTTGGAAATTGTAGATGGATTACATTCTTATTTTACAAGAGGTGATGAACGCCCGCAAGCGCGGACAACTGCTTATAGTGAAGCGCGGACACAACAAATAGATTTCAGTTGGGCTTATTTATTGGCAAGTCCGTATGCTATTGCAAGTAATAGGGTGGCGTCTCCAAGTGTGGAAATCGAAAGTAGCGACGATGAAGATGAAAATAATGAAAATATTCATGTAAATGTCGCGCCAGGTATCAGTGTTCACCCTGATGATGTTGAGGAAGGAGAAATAGTTGAAGACGATGACGACTTTGAAGATGAGAGCGATGATGGTAATTATGACCCGTAATAATATTTAGTTTGTTATTGATAATAAAGATTTTTTTAATTTTTCAGATAATGCTTTATGTAAATCTAAACCTTCTCCTCTCCAATTTCCGCCACACCTATAATGTAAAAATACATTATCATAAATCTCACAAAAAAATTTATTATTTTCATTTCTTACATCATTTTTTATAAAATCAATTAATTTTACATTATCTTGTAAATTTACTGGTAATTCATTTATATCCCAAGAACAAGACCAAAGATGTTTTATAAAATAAATATCATTTGTATGAAATTCTTTATCTAACCATCGAATGTCATCGGTATTAGGAATAGATGTATTTCCCATTTGTTTTTTAAACCATTCTTTGGTCATTCCACCAACATCACAATGTGCACAACAATTCCAATTTAATAATTCTTTATTTTTCATTTTTATCATATCAAAATAATAAATGCCATTCCAAAAATAATTGGTTTGTAAAAAATTTACATTTCTACTCTGTAAAACTATTGCACAATCATATTGCGAGTATTTATTTATATCAAAATAATCTACTAAAAACATATCGCTATCCAATAGTAAATATTTATCTGGATTATTTTTTTGATATTCTAAAATGTAATTCATAGAGTCAGCACATCTTCTGGCGGCACACAATTTTTCTCTATGATGTTCATTTGGAATATTTATACATGTTATATTTAATTTATTACAAATGTCTTCTATTTGTTGTTTTATTGTAATATCATTATAGTTTGTAAAGTCCGGAAAATCTTTAGCATCATTAAATACGATAAATTCATATTCGCCTTGAAAATACTTTTTTAAAGTATAATATTGAATTTCAATAAAAATTGGATTGTTAACTACTGAAGTAACAATTTTCATTATAATAAATAGTTATAATGAAAATTAGTAGATTTAACGAATCAATGTGCATTTATCCTAAATTATTTTTTACACATTTGCGCTCCCTTTGAGTGGATTACCATTTATTTTTCTTAACATTAATCTGTGGTCCCTGTCGTTTCTTCGCTTTACTTGGATCATATGCTTCGTCTTCGTCATCTGATCCCATACCTTTCGATATTTCCCAGAATTCTTTTGAGCCCAATTTGAAATCTGGATGATTCTCTGCCTTATACCAGAAAATTTGGTCATTCAGTTTGTTTGATTTTGCATTATTGTTTATTACCAAACACTCGTAATTTTCGGTGGTTTGGTCCATCACAGCACAAAACGATTCGAGTGTTGGAAACATACTCGCGTAGTTTTCCCAGATACGTTTGCGATTTGTCAAATATGGTTCTCTGAGAATAAAAACATAGTCGATATTGGTGCGAAGATTTGGTGGAATACCGAGCGGGTATTGCATAGTAATGATCAACATTATCTTCCAATGTCTACCGTTCATAAAGAGAAGTCGCATCATTTTGTCACGAGTCCATGTTTGGTCATAAAGACAATCGTCTAATATAACAAATGCACGTGGGTCAATCGTAGTTTTACGATATGTCGCGATTTCCTTATTTACTTGTTTTAGAACGGTTTTTTGGCGACGTAAAATGTTCTCAATTAATACAGTATTATATTCCTCGTGAATAAACAGTTTAGGAACGTGCGCCGCATAAAATCCGTTACCCGCCTCTGTTCCTGATATAACCGTGCCAATTGGTATGTCCTGGTGGTAAAACAAGAGGTCTCTAACTAAAAACGACTTACCAGTATCACGACGTCCAATCATAACAATTACAGGTCCCTTATTTTCATCTGGTCTAAAAGTAATTTCTCTCATACTAAATCGTTTTAATTCAAGTGTCATAGAAGCTATACAAATAAAGGGTTATAATTATATTCCCGTTCAAACGCCGTATTAAATATATAAAAAACACTTATACTGTTTAAAATATGGCAAACAGATTCTCTATACATCCTCAAAAATCCATTTCTTTGAATCTTGAAACTTTAGAGAAAATCTATTCTCCAACGGGTGATGATGTTACTCATCAATATAACCCATTCTGGATGTCGGGATTACAATCATATAACCCCATCCATAGTGTATTTTTTAATTTAACCAACGACGATTATAATACCACATCATTAAATCATCCTCGTCATATGATTGATTTGACGTCTGTTCTTGATAATGACAGCATTAAAGTTATCCCTAAAAACGTTTTTATCAAATTTTCGCCCCTTCTAGACCCTATTCGGTATATGATTGGGAAATACAAAGATGACGACACGGCAGTGAGGATATTACCTAAAGACTTGACTTTATATTCTAGCGAGGAGCCGAGACCACATTCGAAATTGCTAGATACAAACAATGCTTCTTATACCGATAACTTCTTTAGTTTTTTATCTAGTAAGTTGGCAAATGCAAATGGATTTCTACATGGTTTAGAATATTATGGTAGCTTTTTGGCAGTACAGCAGAAATATAAAATGAATGTTGCCGATGATTTGGAATACTTGAATACATCTACTTATTTCAACGAGAACAATGGAAAGCTATTCGTCGTTACCGAAAACGAGCAAACCGAATTTACAAACGTTGGTTCTCGAGGTAATAAACATAAGATTCAAATTGCGGGTTCGCACAATATAACGAACATTTCTGTGGAAGACCTATTGGAACCTGGATTAGAATGCGATAATAGTTTAGAATTGGGAGAAGAGCTTGTTTATGAAAAAGAACTCGCAAATCAAGGTACACAGTCGTCTAGTTCTGCGTCATCAAATAACAGCGAAACCAATTATAGTTCAGCTAATGAAAGTGACGACGATTCTGGGTCAAACAACTCCGAATCAAATTGGGATACGGACGAAGACGATGACGATGACGATGACGATGACGATGACGAAGAAAACTGCAATAGTTCCGACGATGAACCACAAGTTTTTTCATATATCAATAATTTCCCGGTACAGTTGATTTGCCTCGAGAAATGCGATGGTACACTCGACCGGTTGTTTATGAAAGACCTTATTGATTTAGAGACCGGTGCTAGTGCTCTTTTCCAAATCGTTATGATATTATTGACCTATAAACGCGCATTCCATTTCACACATAACGACCTACATACAAATAATATTATGTATGTAAATACGGAAATCGAGTTCTTGTATTATAAATATGGCGGTAAAACGTATAAGGTTCCCACTTATGGAAAACTATTTAAACTAATTGATTTTGGACGTAGCATCTATAAATTCGACGGCAAGGTTTTTTGTTCGGATA